TTAAACTTTTTTTATTAATTTTACAACAGCTTCCGTTCGAGCTGTATGCGGGAACATATCGACCGACTGGATATAATGGAGATCATAGACTTCTACTAAACGTACTAAATCACGAGCCAAGGTCGAAACATTGCAAGAAATATAGACCATTTTTTCTGGTACATAGGTAAGAATAGTATCTAATAACTTATCATCCAGACCTGTACGTGGTGGATCCACAATCAGAGCATCTGCTCGGTAGCCTTCCTTATACCAGCGAGGAATAATCTCTTCTGCCGTTCCAGCTTCATAATGAGTATTGTCAAATCCCATTCTTTTAGCATTTCGCTTGGCATCTTCAATAGCTTCTGGAATAATATCCATACCTCTGAGTGTTTTTACTTTCTTTGCAAAGGCAAAACCAATTGTTCCAACTCCACAATATGCGTCAATCAAATGGTCTTCTTTACTAACATCCAGCGCTTTTACTGCCTCGCTATAAAGGACTTCTGTTTGTTCAGGATTCAGTTGATAGAAAGCTCGAGGAGATAGTGAAAATTCATAATCGAGTACACCTTCTTGAATACTCTCTTCTCCCCAGATAATCTCTGTCTTTTCACCATAAATTTCACTGGTTTTAGCTGTATTTGTATTCACAGCCACTGTCACAACTTCTGGAAAATCTTTAACTAAGTCTTTTACTAGTTGGGTTAAATTAAGCTGACGGTTTGTAACAATAATAATCTGAACCTGTCCAGTCTTTCTTGCTCGTCGGACCATTATCGTTCTAACACCTAGAACTTTTCTCTCATCCGTGATTGGAATCTGGTGATAAGTAAGTAATTCTGCTAGACGATTAGCAATCACTTGGGTTTCCTTGTCTTGTACCAGGCAGTCTTTCAACTCTACTAAATAGTGAGAGTTTTGTGCATACAGACCTGCCTTGACCTGATTTTTAAATTTTCGAGTCTGAAATTGTAACTTAGCACGATAGTACTTGGGTTCCTGCATTCCAATCGTCGGGCGGATTTCATAGTTTTCATATCCTGCAGGGGCAAATTTTTTTAGCGCTTGGTGAAGTAAGTCCGTCTTGAACTCCAGCTGCTTATCATAATGCAGGTGCATGATTTGGCAGCCTCCGCATTCATTGTAAATAGTACAAGCAGGCACAACACGGAATTTAGACTTCTTGTTGACCTTCAGTAGTTTTGCCTCTACAAAGTTACGTTTAATAGAAGTAATCTGACAATAGATATCTTCACCTTTGAGAGCACCAGGCACAAAGACTAAGGTTTTTTGATAAAAGCCGATTCCCTCACCATTAATTCCCATGCGCTTGATTTTTAATGGTATTTTTTGTTTCACTTTCAGATTCATACCCCTATCTTATCACATTTTGAGTTATTCCGCTACCGCTTGATTTTTATATTTCATTAGTAAGTAAAGGCCTTGATATTCCTGATTTTCTTTAAAATCATATTTCCTTATATTTTCTTTAAATTCTTTAAAAGTTCCTAAAAATGTTCACAAAAAAAGCCCCATAAAGGAGCCACTATACTATATGATGAGTTCAGCAGGCAAGAAACTAGCACGGTCAAACGTGCTTTTTTTATTACCTATCACCATTATACCATATATCACCAACCTATATATTCTAAAATCTAAAAGCCCCTAGATTCATTTCTAAGGGTTTCTAGTTGATTCATGGAGTTCTATATGATGAAGCCCTAAAACGGGGCGTCCTAGACTCCAGTTATTCAGCTGATGGCTACTTATATGCTTCTAGTTCTCCGTTCTGGTGGATTCTAGCAAAGTTTAAGACAGCTATCTGTTTGTATCTATGATAATTAGTGGATTTTGTCCCAGCAATTTCTAAACATTCACTTACTGTTTTCTTCCTCATGTAACAATAATGGATAATAAAGTATTTTCTGGCTCGCTTGTTCTCTATCTTATTGATATCATGGACAAATGTTTCTAGACTCTCTCTGATTGCCTTCTTATGCTTACTAGTCAAATTCCACTGATCAGGTAGGACAAGTTTCCAAGCCTCTTCATCTATTGTAACTTGGTTTTCACTTCCTGCCATCCTCTGGAATCTCAGAAAGTAGGTCATCCTCTTTCTACTTTAAATTACAAGGGAAAAGCTTAATTTCTTCTACTAAATATCTTCCTTCTTCAAAACTAATCTTTTTCTGATAAATTGGAAGGTTTTTATCCCCTTTTTGTCTGAAGTGCTCCGACTTGGAAAAAGTTCCCTTCACCGGTTCCCAAAGTATTCAAAAAATTTTTTTCAACGTGGGGGGAGTCAATATCCTTTCAGTTCTATAAATCTTTTAGCGATTACTTTTCTTCGACTATTTATATAACGAGTACTTTTACTTAGTTTCTCTGCCACGTCTTCCCAAGTCACACCAGCTTCTAAAAATCTCATTTTAAAGATGACTAGATCAGTATCAATCAGATTCTCCATCAAGGTATCTACAATTAATTTAAAACCTTCCAGATATCTTAAGGTTAAATCTTCTTCAATTCTAATTATAGTATCTTCAGTAGGACTTGAAACTTTCTTGCCCTGAGATCTAATATACGTTTCATTCCCATGTTTCTTGTTATGTATCAACTCTTGTCTTCTCAAGTAAATTTTATTAGCAATCGTTCTATATCGCCCTAACTCGATATCTATCCCGTCCAGGTCTCTGTTACTCAGTTCATACATAGTCAAGTACCTCCACTTCAATTTTAAAATTTTCTTATCTTGCATTCTGTCAAACTGACAAAAGCTTAAAAGCCTTTCAACACTCCACTTACCAGGTATCATTGTTTTAAGTTTGACAACTCTTCAATATGACAATTTAAAGAAGTATCCCTCTAATTTATTCCCCAGTTTCTCTTATCTTACATTCTGTGAAACTCACTCCATTCTATAACTTACTGATATACATGGCTTCCAAGCCTATACTCTGTTTTAGTTTATGCTTTCTTCATTTTGTGAAACTAATTTACTGAAATTAAAAACAAGGCCATTTTTGATATAGCTATCAATTTCTTGATATTCAAATTAGCCTTGTTTCTAATGAATTACTCTTTACCTAAATACTCTTTAATCTCACGATATTCCTTAGAAAAATTCATATGCCCACTGATATCAGGATTTAAGAACGGAAGAATACTTGTTGGATTTACTTCTGTCCGATATACTGCAAGAGAATGCTCCTGAGTTATTTCTCCAACTACTTCTTTATGTATTTCTTCTACATCTTTCTTTAGTGATTGAATTTCATCGTAGGCATCTAAAATTATTCTAAGTTTCTTCTGGTAACGTTTATAGATTTTCTTTTCTTCAGCTCTTCGTTTAGTCTCTTTAAAGATATATTCAAATATCGCTGCCTTTGCCTCCCAGAAATTAGTATCATACTCTTTCTCTAAAAGATCGATTGATTCACTCATTTTAGCAATTTGTTCTAAGGAAGTAGCATTATCCTCAAAAAAAGAATCAATATTATCAAATGAAACCTTCTTCTCTCCAGTAATTGTTTTTCTTTTTTCTTCCAACTTTGTTCTTGCTTTTGCAATCTTATCTTTTTTATCATCAAGATTTTCTAATGTTGATAATACTTCTCTAATATCCATCCCCTATCTCCTAATTCCATTTTATAAAGAAAGCGCAATCCGTTTCAATTTTCTTCACAACGAAACGAGTATAAAGCATTAAACTCATTCCATAAATAACGGATTCACTTACCCAACGTAAGCTATTTTTATTTCTTTCAAATAAAGTAGCGAAATTGTACAAATCCCCAACGAAAGCAACTTTATCGCCTTTTACTCCTAGTACTTCATCAGATACAACAATAACATCATCAACGTATAAGTTTTCTGAGTATTGTTCCTTCTTGTTAATTTTTAAAATATAATTTCCATCGCTAGATTTCTCTTTATCTAAAAACTTAAATAGTGACTGACTTAATACAAGAGTATTATGACGTTCAGGATTCAAATCGTTTATGGTGTCTTTCAATTCGTCAAAATTAGAAACATTTTTTTCAGGTGCTTCTTTTAGAATTTTTCCAATTTCAATATTACGTGTTTTACGACAAAGACGGGTAATTTTGTTACTTAAGAAGTCTGATATATTATATTCTCCATCATCAACTTGTTCAGACGATAAGGCAATACGGCCTGAAAATGTCTTGTGTTCAAACTTGGTTCTAATCTGTTTTTTTCTAAGTTCTACACTTTTACTATCTCTAAACTCTTCTGATTCAAGTTCTGATAGATGTTCATCGTCAAAACCTACAGTTTCATATGTTCCACCAGTACCCGTGTGCTCAATCACATTAACAAGATCCACTAATTCTTTTCCTTCTTCAGGAACGTCATAGATACTTGTTATATCTTGTGATAATATTAAACCTGTTTTTGATTTTTCATCATCAATACTCATTCCTCTACTTCTTACATACTTTTCTACCAAACTAAATTTTTTAGCCATTTTATACTCCTTTATCTCTTTATTGCTCCTCGTTGTTTATAATTTTTTCTAAAGTTCTTAGCTCTTAGCTTTTCTTTTAGAACTCTACGAGCTTTTAAAATCATTTTTTCTAGCTGTTGATTCTTTATTTTTGTCAGCATATTTTTCTAGTATTTCTTGTTTCCGTTGTTCTAAGCTATTATCTTCTTTTTTACACTGAGAAAATATTTTCTGTCTTTTATCTGGATCCATAGAAAACTTATTGGCTACTATATACCCTAAAGAAGTATCTCTTGCCATAACACTCACCCCCTTTCTATGCAAACAAAAAGGGCATACCACTAGCATCATATGCTTACGGTATGCCCCTGAGTTGTTCTCAATAGACTTATTTTTTAGTTTCTTTTTTGACTAGATGAGTAAATTTCCCATCTGAGTAGACTAAAGTTATCTCTCCAAATCTTGGAACTTTTTCTATCTCTATTATACCACATTTTTCGTAGACAATAAAGCCTTTTTCTGTTGAAAATTTCATTTCATCCATATCTATTAACCTTTCTCTCCTCTCACTGTGTTAATCGTATATCGCTTATCTTTGATCGTAAAAGCCTTGAAAGTGTTCCCTTCTAAACCTTTCAAAATTCTACTTGAGTTTCTAGCATTGTAGACCGTTCGCAGTTCACTACTATCTAGGTTCGTGTTGAAAATCGTAGTTTCTCGATTATTGATAATATCAAACAAGAAATCTTGTTCCCAGTCACTCTTAGGCGTGATTGTTCCATTTTTTGCCCCCAGATCATCGATGATTAGAAAATCAACATCAACTAACTTTTTGACTGCCTCATACTCTGTTAAGTTTGCATTTCTACCATAAGCCCAGCCTTCTTTTATCTGCTTGATAATCTCGGTTAAGCTGACAAACAAGACACTCTTAGGATCGTTCTTCTCTCTGAAATTCTCATTGATTTCTTTGGCCAGGGCAAGCGATAAATGACTTTTTCCTATTCCTGTGCTACCGCTGATTAAAGTATTTCCTGTCATACCTCCAAGGTACTTCTGGGCTTGCCCTTTTACAAACTCTAACATCTGACCTTCCTCTGTAGTCTTAACAAAGAAATTATCAAATGTCGCTCCCTTTAACTCTTTAGGAATTGTACTATCACGCATTAATACATCATAAGTTTTAAAATATTTTTGTCTATCATCAAACCTCTGTAATAGGTCTTTCTCTTTTTGTTTAATATCCCCCTTCACACACTCCGGGCAAAATGGTTGTATTTTTCTTTCTGAACTCCCTACTACAGGTATAGAAATTTCCCAGTAATTTACCTGATGAATATCACAAACTTTATCTGATATTTTTCTGTTATTAAATTCTTTAAATTGTTCCTTCATCCTTGCAACTCCTAAAATGGTAGGTCTGGGAAGTTATCTTCTGACTTCCCTTTTATGGTTTTAGGCTTTTGATTCAAATAACCGTCAAACTTAGATCCGAAAAGTGTTTCAGGTCTCAGATATTTAGAAAATTCAGGACTATCCTTCCATTCTGCCGTTTTAATATCTATCACCTGTTTAAAATCTTCAAGTGTATAGCCTTCTTTGAATCGTGCTAGTAAAAGCCTTTTTGTCTTATCAACAAACTTATACCGCTTATTAGCTACTTGATTCAAATAAGCAATAGGAATCCAAAGTTCTTTATGTTTTGTTTTCTCTAAATCTTTTCTAGCGTTTTCTTCAAGCCAAGTAGGAAAAGTGAAGTCGGGATTTCCCGACAATATATTATCTAAATATAAATTATTACTCTTACTATTAACTCTATTCTCTTTCTCTATCTCTGTTGGACACAAGTTGGAATTTGTCCAACTATTTTGGACATTTTCCAATCTTGCCACATTTGGGGCTTGTTTTCGCTGTTCACGTTTATATTTAGACCAGTTTGTTTCACTCTCAACCATGGCTTTTGCTTGCGATAATGTAGCATGGCCATCATCATCTATCTGAATTAGTCCGCATTTTGTAAAATATGCAACTGTCATATTTATATCATCTTCAGAAACATCCAGTTTTAAAGCTAATTCCTGTACCAAACTATCAAAATATCCTTCATAGTATAAAATACAGTCATCTTCTAAACTTTCCAACATAAGACGGATATAAATCACTGTCATAGTGTAGCCACCAGGCATATTTTTAAGTCGTTTAATAAAAAGATTATCAAAAAACTTCTTGTCAACTTTTAACCAAAAATATATTTTAGTCTTTGCCATCATCTATCCCCAGGAACTTCAAAATATCCGTAACTTTGTAATAGACTTTTCTAGTCTCTTCTAGTGGTGGTTGGTAACGTCTTAGTCCTGCACCTTCCCACTTTTGCAAGGTTTTGTATTTTATATCTAACTCGTCCATGGCTTCCTGTGCTGACATTAAACCAGTTAGTCGTGGTTTAGGTCTTTCTCGGACTGCTAGATAGTTTTCTACTACTGTGCTTATTCTATTGGTTAAATCGTGTTCGCTTTCTTTACTCAAACTAAACATATCCTTCCACCCCTTTCAGTGTTAAATTCATTCTATTCCTCTTTTTCTAGGCTGGTTTATGAAATATCATTTGCCCTTTTATTGCCCTATGTAAAATATCTTCCTGATCCTTTATGATCATCTCAATAGTTTTAAGGACCTTATATCTTATCTCTTTATCCGAAAGTTCATTATCTAATATTCCTAAAATTGTTGATAGATTTTTTATATTACCTATATACAAATTTATAAAAGCCTCTTTAGTTAAACTGGGCTTTTCTAGCTTCTCTTTAAAATCAGTATATAAATTTACTTCACAAGTCATTTAATCGCTCCTTGTTTATTGATGCCTGCAAGCTGGATATATCGCCCATAATCTGGGCTTAAACTCCCGCTAGGACTTTCTCCTAGTTTCCTGTTTTCTCGTTCCATTTGAGCGCTCTTTTTGCAGTCTAGATGGTTTAGGTAAATTAGAAAGCCAATCAAAATCACGGTAAAAATAAGCGCCTGTGTATTACTTAAATCTAGTTCATTCATGCTATGCCCTCGCTTTGTAATTCTTGATATAATTTACTTGATAGCTTCGCTCCATCTTCAGAAAGTCCAACACCTCTTCTGGAGTTACTTTATCATCTAAAAAGTCAATGATGAACTGAAAGAGTTTCGGACGTTTCTCCTTGATTTCAGTCATTTGTTTATCAAATTCTGCTTGTGTCATGTTATCTAGGTCTAAAGTCATGTTTTTCCTCCAATTCTCTTTGGTACATTTCAATAGCATTAATTAGATTTTTCTTTGTATTAATAAGACAATCATAAGCAAGATTAAAAATAGCGCCCTGTGTGTCGTATTCCAAAACTAAAAGCATGTTCTTTTCTTTGGTGCTTATGTTTTTACTGAAAAAGTGGAAAGTAGCCCCTAAGGCATTTTCAACGGTGTTAAGTCCTAAGGTTAAATCATCTAGTTCATCTAAAATATTTCTCATTTCTTCTTTTGTCATTGTTTTTTTCTCCGTTGGCTTTTTATGATCGTTTACTATCCTGGATAATTTCACCACTCCAAACGCTGGGCGATTGCCCCTAGTTGGCGGACGCATGTAGTGATGTTTCGTGGGTAAATCATCCACATTTTCGCTAAACAAGTGCTTAGAATCACCCTGTCAGCACTTGATTTCAAAACCTTTTCTAATTGCTTGCCTGCTCTTCGGTTTTTCTTTATGTATTTGATAGAATAGATATTTTTTGATATAATCAAAGCATAGAAAAAATTTCTATATCCTTAATCTTGTCGCTTGCTCGCCTCGTCTAAAATTTGAGCAAGTGATTTTTTTATTTTCTTTTTGCATGATTACTACCTGACTTTGGTTTATAAAGCAAGTCTTTACTTTCGATAAGATCTAGAATCCAGCTGAATCCCTGCTCTACCGTCTCTAGAAATGCGCCCAGGTCTTCACTATCCAAGTTCTCATAGTTCATACAAAGATATTCGGCTAGTTGTCTGTCTTTCTCAACTAGCTTTTTAAAATCCTTGGAATACTTAGGAATTTCTAACCCTTTGGCATTTGTAACTGTCTTAAATTCATTTTCCATTTTCTGTACTCCTATGCTTTAAAAATTAATTCCTTAATTTCTGAATATCCCCTATTCAAGTTAATCATAGCTATAGCCATATCTTCCAAGCGCTGATAGTTTGCCAGTTCATCACTGGTTAAACTGTCAATACCATTTCCACTTTCTCGCTCTTGCATGAGTTGAGACTTGTTTTTCCCTGTAGCTCCCTTTAGCAGTAAGTTTGTAAGTGTACTATAGGCATGCTTGGGCGCTTTCTCCCATGATTTGATAGCTTCGGTTAAGGTCTTGCGCTTTGGCTTTTCCAATTCCCTTTGAAGATAGCGTTTAGAAAGTTCATCACGCATTTCAAAGAATGCTTTGACTAGGTTCATTTTGAATTGCCGTACAGGTTCAGTATTCTTTAGATAAGTGATCAGCAAGGTAGCCTGTTGTTCATTCAAACGATAGATTTTCATCGGTCGCCCTCGTCTATCTAATTTACGGATTTCAAATCCGATTATTCCGTAACTTTCAAAATCCTCTTGATGATTTCTTATTAAACTTTGTACTGTATCGTGCTTTACTTCAGCACATTCGGCGATGATTTCGCTCGTAGTATACGGCTCTTTCTTGCCGTCCATGTAAACCAGTTCCATTGGTTCACTCCTTTCTTCTTTTGTCAGTGCTTGCCACCTAAAACAGTACCAAGGTAAAGCATTAAAGTAGGGTAAAATCGGAGAATATGAACCCCTACAAACCCTTGATACTGCTATAGGTAGCAAGCAAATATTTAGCTAGATCCGTTTATCAATCTCCAGTGGTAAAGCACCACATGAGAAATCTATAAATGTAGAGTAGTATTACGATTGGTTCGCTCCTTTCTAATAATCTTCAGCAAGCCACTGCATGGCTTTTTGGTAAATGCTAGGCTTTACTTCGCCTCCGTCTCGGATTTTCCTGTAAGTAATTGGATTCACTCCAATTTCCTCGCTGGCTCTTTTAGCAGTCAAATTCTTGTCCGCTTGCTTTCGGCGAATTGCTTTTGCTTGTGTTGAGGTGATAAGCAATACAGTTCCCTCCTTTCTTATTTGTAAAGTTTATCTTTACTTAGATCAAGTATATAATGTTTTTCTTTACTTGTCAAGAGAAAATAAATAAAAACTTTACAAAAGTTTTTTTAGCGGTTATAATTTAACTGAGGTGATAAAATGTCAACAATAAAAAATAGGCTAAAGATTCTAAGAACCAAAGAGGGAATAACTCAAGATGAATTAGCTCAAATAATAAATAAAGAACTAAAAGAAAACGAAAAACCAATATCCAAAATGGTGATATCTAATTGGGAAAATAATAAACATACTATCAAACCAGATAAAGCCCAGCTACTCGCTAACCACTTTGGGGTAAGCGTTGGCCACTTATTGGGACATGAAGATGAACAAAATATTTTAAAAATAATCCAAAGTAACGAATTTAAAAAAATAGTCAATAACATAGATATTAAAAAAATAAATGAACTTGGTTCAGCGTATAAAAACGTTGAAGAACATATAAATAATCCTGTAAAGTATGACAATTTTGGAAAAGGATTGCTTAATCATAGCCCATTGTATATGTTTACAATTGAAGAACTAATAAATGCTGATAAAGAGAAAAATACAAATTTTGCAGATATTTTAATCAACTATATTTCTTTAAATGACTATGATAAAAAAATAGCTTTTGATTTAGTAAAAAAACTATCTGAAAGAGACGACAAAAAGGAGTAACTCACATGGGATTTTTTGACACTGTAAAACAAGAAGGAAGCTTTTCTACTGCATCTGGAGTAAATGGACTACACTACGTTGTCCTTCAGGTAACTTTGAAAGAAAAGTTTTTCGGCACTGGATCAGGAAACCTTACAGAATTAGAAGATGTTATCAATAAACAAGCTTCAAAAGGTTATCGCCTGCATACAATCACAACCGCCAATGGTGGAAGCAAAGGACTAGGCGGTGGTGACCGTATCCAAGCCACAATGGTTTTTGAGAAAATTCTATAAAAATTCCCCATCTTTTATTAGAAAACATCAGCATATAGGAGGCTACTTATGAAAAAATTACTAAGCACATCAGCTATTTTACTTTCTGCTACCGTCCTAGTGGCTTGCTCTAACAATCAATCAACTACTAAAGATAGCTCGGAGCAACCAAAAACGGAGCAAAAAAACACTACTTCAACAAACGTTAAAACCAAAGTAGATAACAGTAAATACGACAATCTAATTTCTGAAATCAAATCAAAATTAGATCCTGAATCAACTGGAGCAATAAGAGTTAAAATTCAAAATAACGTAATCGATTCAGATTCATCCGAACCACATGATACAATCATGATTTTGCTAACTGGAACGGCTAAGGATAACGCAAAAGAGACTATGGACGCAATCAATTCAAATTCTGCTACAACTAATCAGCAAAATGCAATTACCGTATTTCGGATGTCTATATCTGAGTTTGCTAAAAAATTACCAGACGACAATACTACTCTTTCCCTTGGGTATGAAAAATCTGCTGATCAATACGACTTAATCGCAAAATCTTCAAAACAAAAAGATTTTATCCCTGTTGGAGAACTCATCGTAAATTAAAAAACTCCCCCATATTCGCCAATAGCAACCCTATTTTAAGGTCTATTGTGCAAAAACAGGGGAAATTGAAGAATAGAAAGCCGATTTTACAGACTAAAGCGCAAAAAACGGCAAAATTGACAAATAGAAATGACTAATATCTTCTAAACCATCGGCGAAGTCGTGGGCATATATAGAGAGAATTAAAATGAACAAAGAAAATCCATATTTTGAACAAACCAAACAAAACTACATAGAAGTTGAAAAACTCTATAAACTTGGTAAAGCAAAACATACATCTTCTAAATACCGATTTCTTGCACCAGCAGTTAAAAGACAATCTGAACAATTCTTATTTGAAGCTAAGACTCAAAAAAGAAAATATTGGAAATTCAGTCGTGGCTCTCTGGTATTCGTAGAGTTCGGTGTAAATATAGGCGGAGAATTATCAAATAATCATTGGGCTATTGTCTTAGACAAAGTAGATAGTCCCTATAAAAAAACACTTACAGTAATTCCTCTAACATCTAAAAATCAAATAGATACTGTACTCATAGACGAAGTCATTGCGGAATATCCTTCTATTTTGCTTGATGAATATATTGAAAAATTACACAAAGAATTATTTGCCTACCTAAAATATTTAGATTCCAATAATGCAATTACTGAAGCTGCCTTATCGGATGTCTACCAAGCTTATACAGAACAATTTTCAAACGAAATAATTCAACCTAAGATAATAGACGATGATAACCTTAAACGGACACAATCAGAAATAAATGACGTTATTGAATTAACTCAATACTACAAAAAATACATTAAGCGTTCTTATGCCAAGTGTAATAACCTTCAAACAATCAGCAAAGATAGAATTTTAAAGAAAAATAGATTAGATCCAATCGGAAAAATGAAAGTATCTGATAACACATTGGACAAAATTAACGAAAAGTTAAAAGAATTATACCTTTTCTAATCTCTTGACATTTTTTAATAATTATATTACAATACAGCTATTAGGAGTTTAGCTCCATAAAGTTTACATTTGGATTTTAGATCCATAACGTGATAGTAGCCGTATTTGATACGGCTACTTTTCTTTTTATATTCTAGTAAACATAACTTAAAATAAAAAACTCCCCCATATTCACCAATAGCAACCCTATTTCTACGGTCTATTGTGCAAAAATGGAGGAAATTGAAGAATAGAAAACCAATTTTACAGACTAAAGTGCAAAAAACGGAAAAATTGACAAATAGAAAGGAGAATCATGGACTACGAAACAACACGGAAGGGACAGTTTTAGGACGAAAAAAGGCGAACTTATTCGCTAATTTGTTTACATATAGCTCCAAATGGATTATAATTTATTTAATCTTAATGAATGGTTGCAGTAGCGACCTACCAAAAGGGGCTTTTAACGAAGCTCCTTTTGTGCATTATTTTGAGGTTTAATCAATGAAACCATTTCTAATTGCTTGCCTGCTGATTGACATCTATTAGACTTTAATCTATAATTAAGTTACTTAGAGGTTTACCCTCATATTTTTAAACTTTGAGCCTCAGCGCTCCAGGGAAGTAGCTTAGTTGTTACTTCCTTTTTATTTTCTAAATAAAACTCTTGAAATACTGAGGCTTTTTCAAACCTCATATAAGCCCCATATCCGCCTTGTTTCCTATTCTGGTAACAATTTATCGTCTGACTGCTTAAAATCGAAAATAAGGGGGTTTTCGTAGCCCCTCGCATGGTATAAACTCAAAACCTTTTCTAATTGCTTGCCTGCTGATGGAAAAGGAGTAAGACCATGAAGATTACAGAGTACAAAAAGAAAGATGGATCAGTAGTTTACCGTTCCAGCGTTTATCTTGGCATCGATACCGTAACAGGTAAGAAAGTCAAGACAACTATTTCAGACAGAACTAAGAACAGGCTCAAAAGCAAGGCTATCCAAGCCAAGGTAGAGTTTGAAAAAAACGGCTCAACAGTCACAAAAGCCATTAACGTTACCACCTATCAGGAATTGACGGAACTCTGGCTAGAAAATTATTGCCATACAGTCAAACATAGCACTCTTATAGGGGCAAAAAACAACATAAAAAAGTATCTCCTACCAGCCTTTGGAGACTACAAACTAGATAAACTAACGCCCCCAATCATCCAGCACCAGGTAAACCAGTGGGCAATAGATTACAATCAACTAGGAAAAGGTTATCAGCAATATAATCAACTCCATGCCTTAAATAAACGCATATTATCCTATGCCGTTTCCTTGCAAGTCATTGCTTCAAATCCAGCTAGTGATATCATCGTCCCACGTCGCAAACCCAAAGAAGGGCAAAAACTGAAATATCTGGATGACGACAATTTGAAAAAATTCTTAGATTATCTGGATCAGTTGCCAAACACTTATAAAAATTTCTCCGATACGGTGTTATATAAGACACTTCTAGCGACTGGTTTGCGTATTCGTGAATGTCTAGCCTTGAAATGGTCTGATATTGACCTACAAAACGGTAGCATTTCAGTTACCAAGACTTTGAACACCCTAAAAGAAATCACTAGCCCTAAAAGTAAAAGTAGTATCAGAGAAATAGCACTTGATACCAAAACGGTACTCATGCTACGGCTCTATAAAGCAAGACAATCCCAAATAGGTAGGGAGATAGGGATGACTTTTGAAAAAGTGTTCTCTGATACTTTTGACAACTATAGAGAAGCTGGAGCGCTCAGATTCAGATTAGAAAAGCATTTAAAACTGGCTGGTTGTCCTCGTTTGAGTTTCCACGCTTTCCGACACACTCACGCTAGTCTACTGCTCAATGCAGGACTGCCTTACAAAGAAATCCAAACACGGCTAGGCCATGCAAAACTTTCTATGACTATGGACATTTATAGCCACCTATCTAAAGACAATAAGAAAAAGGCAACTTCCTTTTATGAAAAAGCCATTGAAAATCTACAAAGTTCCTAA